CAGGAGGTTGAACAAGGTGTTTTCAACCATCATTCAGCCCTTCCGAAACCGTCAGAATGACAATCGCATTGCGTTCCTCAACGTTGCTCATCGAGTGGATATTAAAAATCCGCCCGTTGTAGAGCACGCGGTATGCCACAACAGTTTTAGGCTGAGCAAATATGGACTGATATCTCACGGTGATGGTGTGCGATATGTCAACGTTCACGGCCTGCGCCGCCATGACTTCGCGCCCCGATATGCTCTCTATATCCGCCCAGACAGTAGCCAGCGTGATCCATGTGTCTGACTGCTGGCCGAATGTATCCTGGGTGGTGGCGCGCCGCTGTATCTGGACGCGCTTGCGCAATGTGCCGGTGCGGATCATTTTAGTATGTCACTACGCGATATGGGTCAAGAAGTCCGTCAACGTATGGCAGCAACTCGACTTTCCCGCGATTCATAAGCGCAACCTCCTCACGATTCTCAAAAAGGCTGGCTACGCGCAACTTGATCCAGGATTTAATGCCTTCGGGCACGGCCGAATAGCCTGCGGTAAAGGCGATCTCAACCGATCCGATCTGTGGAAGACTGATAGGCCAGATTTTGCCGAATACCGGCGTAATGCGAGCCGGCTCAGTGCTGGTGTCCACCACGTAATCAGCCGGCGGCATCGTTTGTTGCACCCCGGCCATGTCCTTGTACTTGATCGAGGTGACGGACTGCACCGGGCTTTTGTTGAGCAGGATGGCGTGGCCCGGCAAAGAAAACGACATGCCAGCAGGAACGCCAATCAAAGACGGGCCTGGGAATGCGTCAAGCACCAGTTTCCACGTCGCGGTGACGAACTGGCGCTGGGTAATCGTTTCGGCATGTTGTCGCGCTGCCGAGATAAGCGCCGATATAAGCGCGTCATCGTCCAGAACATCCACGCGCAAGTGCAACTTGGCTTCTTCCAGCGTTACCGGCTCGGATGCTGGTGGCGTGACAAGGACGTATGGCATTATTCACCCGTAATAAAAGGGGCGACCGAGGCCGCCCCGGTTGATTAGCCGACGATTTCAGCAACCAAGGATTGTGATACAGGCGCGTCCTTGGCAACCGCACCAAGCAGGTTCACGCCCACTTGACTGGCTGCGGCGCCGACAGTGAGGGAGACGCGGATATATTCGTATCCGTTGTTGGTGTCGAGTTCCTCGGGGCGCAGGTTTATCATCGCCGAGCGGTTGTCGCCGGTGGCCTTGACGATCTGGGTGATAGCCTTGCCGGTTACGTCCTTTGCTCCTGTGCCGCTGGCGTCGCTGGCTTGCTGGATTTTTGCATCAACAGTGGCGGACGTGCCAAGGACGCCGGTTTGCACCAGCGCCAGGAGGCGTTCGAAATTGCCTGTGTTTACCCAGCCGGTGGTTACAGTTCCAGCGGCCTGGCTGACGGGATTGACGATTGCGAGCACGGCGAGTTGCTCAGAGATTTTTGCGTTTGTGTACATGGGATTTCTCCTAAATAGATGGGGCGACCGAGGCCGCCCCGATTACCGATTAACGTGCGGCCAACGAAATAAAGTGCGAACGGGTCACGCTCGACTTCGGCGGGGTCACGGGCTTGGACAAAATCGGCTTGCCGTTGAGGCGGAACGTAAAGCGGAACGCCGTCGCATCTGCGTCGAAATACAGGTGCATCGAGGTTGCCGTCTGCACGCCACCGGCCTTTGTGATGGTGCGGTAGCCATTCAGCGACAGCAGGTTGAGGTCGCCCTGGCCGGAGAAGGCCGAGGCATGCTCGGACAACATCAGCGGACGGCCTTTAAGCATGCCGTAAGGCGCGTTTGCCGCAGTCATGTTCGGCAAGTAGATGGGGAACTGGCCGACAGTCAGCGCTTCCAGGTAGGGCAGGATGTCTGGCGTGGCAAGCCAGAAGGCATGCCCAAGCTCGCCCGGCAGCAGGCGCGTTACCATGTTGCTGATGTTTGCAGCGGACAGCGTATTGGTAGCCTGGCCGGAGTCCTTGGCCTGCACGATAGACGGGCCGCCATTCAGCGCGCCGAGGGGTTTGCCAGCTCCATCGCCAAACAGTATGGCTTCGTTTACTTTCCAGGTGATGCGCTCAGGGGCGACTTGCTGAAGGTACGAACCGATGGCGAAACCATCGTCCACCAGCTCGTTCGTCACAGGAACCAGCGCCATAAGCTTGTGCAGCACCAAAGTTTCGGTGCCCAGCGCAGGCTTGCTGGCGTTAGCTTGGGACGCTTCGGCCTGCCAGTAAACCTGTACGCCAGTCGAGCCCCAAGGGGTGGATTCGTCTTTCGGGAAAATCATGCTGTTGCCGGTGACTTCGGTGTTCTGCGTCTGCGGAAGCAGGGAGTTTTCGCCGAGGGCGAGCCGCCAGATTTCGCTCGAAAACTCTGGCGGGATGGCGAATCCGCCATCAGCGCCAGTGGACTCACTGCCGAAAGTCGATGGAGCGGCAGCAAAGCGGGCGTCACGCTCGCCAAACAGTGCCGAACGGGCGACTGAGCGGGAGAAATCGCCAAAGGATTTGAATCCGCGCTTGGGGTCGTTCTCGATGTTTTCGGTGACGGTGACAAAGCCGGCGGACTTGTTGCCGATCTTGGCCTCTTCGGCGATCAGGACATGCTCGCGGTCGATGGCGGCGTTGGCGGCTTCGATCTGGGCGCGCAGGCCATCAAAAGCGGTGATTTCGTCGGTATTCAGGTCGCGGTTTTCTGCTTCTGCGCCTGCGGTGATTGCGCGTGCTTGTTCAACCAGCGCGGATTTGCGGGCATTAAGCTCGCGGAGTTTCTTGCTCATTGTATTCTCCAAAAATGGCATAAAAAAACCGCCAAAAGGCGGCTGTTGGGGTGACACGATGGCCTTCGGGCCGACGCCATGATCGACGGATCGCGGCGGGCGGGCTGTGTCTAGCCCATGATCTCCAGTTCGCGCTTGGCGGATGCCAGGCGGCTCGCTGATGGTTTCTGCTTGGCATCGCGCTGCATTTTCTTGACTACTTCGTCGAATGTCATGATTCCATCCACCATCTTTTCGGCAAGAGCTTGATCTGCGCCGAGCACGCGGCCTTGGCCCATGCCGTTGCGCACCTGATCGACGGGTACGTTTCGGCCCTTGGCGACAGCCCTTGTGAAGGCGGAATAGTAGTCGTTGACGCGCGTCTGCATGAACGATTGCGCCTCGGCATCGAGCGGTTGGTAGGGGTTGCCCTCGACTTTGTACTTGCCCGCCGAGATCAGGGTGGTTTTGACACCGGCATCTTCCATCGCCGCCGACCAATCCTCGTGCGCCTGCCATACTCCGATGCTGCCGACTTCTCCTCCTGGGGTGACGTAGAGTTCTGACGCGGCAGAACCGATCCAGTAGGCGGCTGAGGCTGCCAGGCTGTTGGCGATGGCGACGATTGGCTTTTGCGCCCTGGCCGACTGAATCTCTGCCGCCAATTCGGCGACGCCGTAAACCGATCCACCGGGAGAGTCGATGTCGATCAGAATCTGGCTTATAGCGGGATCGGAAATGGCCTGGCGCAGCGCATCGGAGAATCGCTGGGTGCTCGCGCCGCCGCTGCCGGACACATCATCAACCATGCTGCCGCGCTGGGTGACTACACCATACAGCGGGAGCACTGCGATCTGGCCACCACCTGCTTGCATCGCTGCGGATCGCTTGATCTCTCGCGCTTGACGATCGGCATTGATGCCGGCCATGACTTCGTCGGATGCCTGCTCGCCAGCATGCCAGCGAGACATGACACCGGCAAAGGCCGCGAGGCGCTCGGGCATCAAGGCCCAAGGCGTGGACAGAAATTCGGAAATAAGGATGGAGCGTTTCATTCAATTTCCCCAAGCGCCATCATGGACGCGGTGATTTTCTCAAGAGTCATATCATCTACAGGCCGACTCAGCCAATTGGCAGCTTTTTCCTCACTTATCGCCAAGGCTTCGGCCAGCACGGCAGGCGCAATCGTCGAGTCTTTCGTCATGCGCCGCGCCATGCGTTCGGCGTTGCTCTTGATCAGCGCGCGCATTCGCATGGCTGTGGAGTTGTCGCCTGGTTCTGGTGGTTCTTTGGCTTCCTGCGCTGGCGGCTCGGCTGATTCAGTGTCAATCTCTATATCCTCGGCCTCGTTTTCCTCAACCATGTTAAGCGGCCTCAACGGTTCGTCCAGCCCGTCAATCGGCTCCATGCCTTCCATGTCGCGCGCTTCATTGCGTGTAAGCCAGCCGTCAAGTATCCCGGCGTGGTAGTAGGTGCTTCGCGCTTTGGAGTCGCCGCGCAACAACTCATGGAACTCAAACTCTACGTCTATTTCTTCAAAATCGAGCAGCAGTTCCGCTTCGATGCTGGCTTCCATTCGCGTAGCGCGAGGTTGCAGGGCGTCCTGGACGTATTCGAGCGCCATTTGCTCGATGTTGCTGAATGTCGCCCGCTCGAGATCGCCGATTTTATGCGGCGGGACGCCAAACCATCTAGCGATGTCGCTAATGCTGAATTTGCGGGTTTCTAAGAATTGCGCATCCTGGTTAGTCAGCCCGACTTCATGGTATTTCATGCCCATTTCCAAGACTGCTGTCTTGCCACGGTTCACACCGCCCTGGTTAGCCTGCCAGCTTTCGCGGAATACCTGCCGCGCTTCCTTGTCCTTGAATTGGCCGGGGAACTCGATCCAGCCGCCTGATGGTTTGGCATCGTTTGCGAAGAATCGTGCGCCATAGCTTTGTGCTGCAAGGCCAAGCCCGAAGGATTCGCGCGCGCACTCGATTACCGAAACGCCTGTTATCCCATTAGACGACAGGCCACGAAGGTGCCAGATATTGCCGCGCGGGACAGTGCGCTCGCTGCCGTCCGGGTTGGTGATGCGATATCTGTATTCTCCGCCATCAAGCATTTCGACTTTCACGCGATCGGGATGGCGCGGGATAAGCTCGGTGATTTCGCCGCGTGAGTTAGCGGAAATCTCGTTGTAGGCATTTCCGCGCAGTTCCAGGTGGCCCTGTATCATTTCGCGCCATTCAAAAGCGTTCTGCCAGCGGTTCGGGCGCTTGTTGAGCAATTTCAACAGCGGGTGTTTGATGCGTTTGCGCGTCCCGCTTTGGTAAAACACTATGGGTAGCATGGCCATGTGGCCGGACACCAGCGATACGGCGCGGAACACGGCGGAGAGTTGCATGGCGGTTTCGCTCGATACGCGCATCCCGCTCATGGTTGATGACACTGGTTCGAACCAGAAGCTACCCCAGGGCGAACGGTCGCCATCTGAGGCAAACAATCCGGAAAACCAGCTTTTTACGCTCATTAGTTAGCACACCATTAGTTCGTAGTCAGACCCGAGAACGGGAAGTTTGTCTTCGTCCATCTTGCACACGCCGATAGCCATTGCCAGCGCCACCGCGCCGTCTATGCGTCCCGTCGCCTTGGCTTTATTCATCTTTCGATTTCCCGCCGCATCCCTCTCGATTATGGCGTTAGCCATACACATCGTCAGCACCGGATTCCCGCCGTGGGCGATCTGCTCGTTCAGGAGCTTCTCCTCTAGGGAGTCGATTGCGGGAGCCATATCTTTGAATCCTTGCCCAAAAGGCAATAGAGGCCAATCTGCCCCCATCTCATCGAGTTCTTTTTTCAGCAGATCAAAGCGCCATCTGTCGAAGGCTATAGCGGCAACATTGCAGTCTTCCAGGATGTCGCGCATATCCCTTGCCACCGCCTCATAGTCCACAGCGGCTCCAGGGA